AAAATGGGACGATAGTACCGGAAAAGGAGGGGATGATGGACGAGCGAGTACAGTTCGTGATGAACGTCTGTGAGGCTCACGACGACCGACACCGTAACGCACCCGAACCGCCACGGTCACAGGAGGCGTTCGCCGAGTATTGCGCCTACGTCGAGAAGCTAGAGCGCGTAGTAAGACGCCAACAGGATGTACTCGTTGATGTTGGCGGAACGCTGCGACACCTAACCCACATAGGTATCGAGAGTATGTTGGCCGAAGTGAGCAAGGTTATAGAGGAACAACGCAAGGCCGAACAGCAAGCCGAGGAGGGATGATGAGCACACCACTCTGGCGTGTCCGTCATTCGTATGCAGTCGATAAGTCGGGCATGTGCCGTCATCTAGGCCGCTACTGGTTCGATGACACAGCCGCACACGCACGAAGGCTCGCGTTCGATCAGGGTGCGGTTAGGATACGCGAGTGCTTCTTGGACGAGAACGTTCCGGATGAGGTATGGATACGCGATACTGCTTCTGATATAATCATGCACACGGAGGGAGGTGACGAATGTACCGTTTGATCTCACAGACCGCAGCCGCACGCTATCTCGGGAAAGCGAACGCGAGTAATCTCATACGCGACCTCGGTGACGTATTACCGCCGTTCGACGTGATGACGCTCGGTTCCAAAGACGCACCCGAAGATGGCGTCGGCTACTGGTTCGAAAGCACATTCGCAGAGTGGATCACGGACAGGGGAGAGTCATACGATAGGCGCAAGTCACTACGGTAGGGAGGGTGATATGAAATCGGATTGGGATGACGCACGAGCGGCGATTGCGGTATTTGACGGGTGCCCAGACTTCGATGCTGCGGACGGATGCACGTGTGAGAGGTGTCCTCTCGAAGACAAGTGTGCAAAGTGGGAGCATATTCATCTGACGAGTGCGGGGTCGGTCGCCGGGATGCTGACCACCATCATCCGTGACATGCTCGAAGAGTTGGACGACTGCGATGCCTGACTCATTCGCGGATTACCGAGCGATCGAGGCCGTCAACTGGTCCACACTCAAGGAGATGGGCAAGTCTCCGGCGCATTACCAGCATCGACTGACACATCCGCTCATGGACACACCGCGACTCCTGCTAGGTCGAGCCGTACACACCGCCGTACTTGAACCGGACATGTTCGCGCTCCAATACACGGTCTACGACGGTAAGACGCGATATGGCAAGGAGTGGGATGCGTTCAGGGCCGCGAACGCGGACAAGGGCATCCTCAAGTTCGACGAGTATCGCACATGCTTGAACATCCGCGATGCCGTCTATGCGAACAAGACCGCAGCCGCATTACTGACCGGCGGCGAATCCGAGGTCACGGTCGAATGGGTCGACAAGGGTACCGGCATCAAATGTAAAGGCAGACTCGACTATTTGCACACAGGCGGATTTCTCGACCTGAAGACAACTGGTGATGTGGATGCGTGGGCGTTCACGGGACTGTCAGCGAGGATGATGTACCACGCACAACTAGCGTTCTATGCACGGGGCGCGGGAATGACGTTAGAACGCCGCATAATCGCCGTGGAAGCGAAACCGCCGCATGATGTGGCAGTGTTCCGGCTGAACGGAGATGCGGTGGTCACGGGTGATCAGAAGGTCACGGAGCTTATGAGTAAGCTGTCCGTATGTCTAAAGCGGGATGAGTGGCCGGGACAATGTGCGGATGAGCAAGAGATGGGTATACCGTCATGGATGGCGGAGGAACCGAACGCGTTTGGGTTCACAATGGGAGGAGAGAGCGTATGAACTACGATCAGATGTTTCCAGGGAGGTTCGCAAAGGCGGGCATGTTTGAGGGCAAGGATGTCACGCTGACGATCGACACCGTGTACATGGAACGGCTCGATGGCGACGACGGTGACGCAAGCCCCATCGTGAGATTCAAGGAATCGAGCAAGGGTACGGATAAGCAGATCGAGGTAGTCATCAACAAGACGAATGTGCGTTGCATCATGGCCATGTTCGGTGACGAATCCGACAACTGGTCCGGTAAGCGTGTGACGCTGTTCCCGGAGAAGGATACGAGCGGAATGAGCGACAGCGGATTCTGTATCCGTGTCAAAGGTTCACCGGATATTAAGAAGGCCGTGGATGCAATTATTCCCGCGACACGGTTCCGTAAGGCGGTCACGCGCAAGATGGTGAACACGGGTAAGAATAAGGCCGCGGATGCGGGGTCGTTCGATTCATCGCAACCGCTACCGGGCGATCCGACGGACTTGGGGATATAGGAGGGGATGATGGACGAGCGGCTAAAAGGCGAGGGCGAGACTAGGATGCAGGTGCGAGTCAGGCGCGAGTGTTGCTCCTGCAAAGAACCAGCAACACGCCGAGTGTCTTACTTGCTAGAAAATGCGAGGTCGAATCCGAGATCAAGTGGCTATCGCAAAGACAATATCGCATGGTGTTCGGATGAGGAATCATTCGCATGTGAGGAACATGTCGGTACGGTTGAACGAGATGCCCCGCCCGGCATGAAGTGGGGTTCCACATTCGACATCAAAAAGTTCCAGCACATGGGCCTATACTGGCGCGTATCGGAGGAGGTAACGCCATGAGATATTGGATAGAAGATATTTTAGGGGTTTTGGGAATCGTCATTCTTATCATGATAGGTTGTACAACACTCGTACTAGGATTCATAACCATAGGTCTCCACGCTGAATTTCCCGGCGATGTCGCGGCAATCGAACAGGTCAGATCCGATGTCCAAGTACCTGGGATCGGCCAGAACGAAGATGTCGTGGGTCGTGCTGCTACGTGGAACGAGAAGATAGCCAGATTCCAGCGATACAACAAATTGTGGTACGCGGCCCCGTGTATTCCTAATGGGATTGACGATATCGAGTTAATCGCATTACCTGAATCATCAGAGGAGGTGACACAGTGAGTGTATGTAGTACGTGTCCCGAGTGTGGACAATGTGACTATTACGACGAGGAGACAGGCGAGACTGACGTAGAAGCCTGTGCAGCGGATAAGAACGATGCAGCGTGTGAGCGCGTAGAGGGGATGAGAGAATGAAGGAGTTCAAGCCGGGCGACAGGGTATGGTTCAGGACGCGGAGTGCAGCCGCATGGCAAAAAGGCCGCTATCTTTGCTGTGGCGAGCGTCGGCATGCAGTCGAGAAATATGATGGGTCTATCTATGGCGTCATAGACGGCGACATCCGTCTCGCTCGTCGTACGATAGATGAGATAGTCGCAGACACGAATGGCCCCAGTGCGCCTGGCGGCACTTATTGGAATCCCGAGATTGAAAGGTTCGCCGCAAAGTGTGTTCGTATAGCCTTCAAGGAATACGGCGTGGAGATCGACGATGAGGAGTGAAGCGTTCACAATCCTGGGTCGACTGCCTGGATTGAACGACTACACATCCGCATGTAGGGCGAATCGCCATGTCGGTGCGAACATGAAGAAGGCCACGGAAAAACTCGTAGGCTATCACATCGTCGATGCACATATGGCATGGTTTGATAAGCCGGTCACGGTCGAGTTCGCGTGGTTCGAGCCGAACATGCGGCGTGACAAGGATAATATCGCGTTCGCGAAGAAGTTCATTCTCGATGCGTTGGTATCACAAGGTATCATCGCCGGAGATGGCTGGAAACACGTCGTCGGATTCACCGACACATTCGCAGTCGATAAGGATGATCCGCGCATCGTAGTGACTCTCACGGAGGGGTAATGCTGTGGCAGATATATATGTCCGAATCGACGTGAATCTACCGGATCATCCGAAGCTGAAAGCGGTCCCGAAACGGTACCGATCGGCGGCGTTAGCGGCCTACGTTTCAGCCCTCTGTTATTGCGCCAGATTGCTTACAGACGGTGTTGTGCCTATGGACGCGATGCTTACGTACGCCACACGTAAGGTGCTTGTGACCCTCACAGACGTTGGATTAATCCGCAACCAGGGTACCTGTTACTTGATACCCGATTATCTCGAATGGAACCGCTCCAGAGATGAAGTCAACGCCATTAAGCAGCGGAGACGTGACGCAGGACGCATCGGTGGAACCGTTATGAAGCAACGTAGAAAAGCGGCAAGTGCCACGGCATGTGCCGGTTTTGGAAAAGTGGCAAATGCTAACGTGGTGCCAGTGCCCAAAGCATTAACAGAGACAGATAAGACATTGGTTACAACCTTGCCTGTGGATAACTCTGTGGATAACTTCGGCACATTCTGGTCCGCATACCCGAAGCCGGTCGACCGAGATAAGGCGTTAGCATCATACGCAGAAGCAATCCAATGCGGCTATTCGCCCGAGACTATAACCGTCGCCGCTGAGGTGTACGCACATGAAGGCAAACCGCTCAACTGGATTCGCAAGCCACACAACTGGCTCAAGGATGATATCGAAGCATATTCGCGTAAGGCCAAGAAGGTGATTCGTTCACGACGCATCGACGGATGTTCGTTATGTGATTCTGGCGGACACGTGTTGGACGAGGACGGCAATGCACATGTGTGCGATCACGGAGGAGGGAAATGAACTTGTTGGCTAAAATTATCAAAGACGCCACGCCGGGACCGTGGGTTGTACGCGGATGTGTTGTGGCGGACGAGGCCGTTGACTTTTGTTTCAGTGGTGGTCGAACGCCGGTGTGTGTGACACATGAAAACCCAAGAACCCCAGCAAAAGCAAACGCAGCATTTATCGCAACCTTTGATCCCGAACACATTGCGTTGATGAACTCGTTCGTGGATAGTTTTCAATATGCGCTAGACAATCCAGAACGAGACAGCGATGCTCCATATCTAGCACATGAGGCTCTTATGGATTATCGCAAAGAATGCGGTCTGGAGGTAAATACCGATGCGTGAGCGACAGGTCGACCGTATCCAGCAGGCACTCAAGTCCGGCAAGTGGACCGGCTGCGAAGTGTTCCGCGACAAGCTACATATCGGAGACTATCGAAAACGACTGTGCGAGCTGAACGAGAAGTATCCGGGGCGATATGTGTCACGGTCACGCACTCGCAAGAATCCCGATGGATCGCCGAAGTATCGGATGAACGACTGGCGTGACACGTTCAAGGATGCGACACTGAGAGCGGACATCCTGACGGACATATCCGAGGCACGCGTCGGTCACAAACCGCTCATGCGATATGGGATGTACATATCCGAAGATGCGGTGCTGCGTGAGTCGGTGGAAATGTTGACGGAGATGCTGTTCGAGGCCGCGACGGACTCGTATGGGGAGGAGTGATGGATAAGTGCGACACAAACGGCGTTGTGTTGGATAAGTGCGAGACATGCAACGGAACCGGCAAGGTGTGGATAACCGTGGAAGGGATCGGTCGCGTGGACGTACCATGCGAGGATTGCCGACCGGAGGAATACGAGGAGGAGGAAGGATGATGATGAAAAGAACGGGTAAGATGATGGCAATCAATGGCGAGACGCTCGGTATGGCAACTTCCGTACGTTGGACATATGACGTACCGCTCAAGAAGGGCGACCGTGTACGCATCAAGGAGGGATACCACGATTACCTCAACGCCGATTGCTATTTCTACATCGGCAAGAACGTAGAGACGGCTAATCTCGTCTCTATCGCGTACACCGAGGATATGGCGATTACTGGGGAGCCTTCGCGTCTAGTTCTCGCAGAAGCCATCGAGCCGTATCCGTACACTCGTGAGGAACGCATCGAACGTGTGATAGAGGATTACTGCGATGCGCGGCATGTGATAAGCCTTGCAGACGACGACCACGCCATACTGTTCGCAATCTTGGATGCAGGTGTGTGATGTGGGAAATCGCCAAGCTATATATCGTTCGTCGTCGCATCAAGTATGCAGCGCGAACCATCCATCACTGCTTGGCGCAGTTGCCCCGTCATGAGCGTAGACAGACGATCCGTGAAATCGCCAAGGGACGATACGGATTCCTAGAGGTCGTCGAGTGAGCACCGGTGTTCGTAGCAGCGCAAGCGGATTCTCGCTATCGGGACATCTAGCGATTAGTCAACAGCCCGCACAAGTCGTCCGAACGTACAAGAAGTGCCACTTCCTCGTCTGCGTGACAGACAGCGGATATGGCGGTGGTCGGATATGTACGCATCCCGATATCCCGACTGACGAACGGATGATAGTCTGCGGGTACTCGGGTGTGAAGTTGGTACGCGGTGCATGCAAGGATTGTCCCAGGTACACGCCCGGTTTCGCCCATAACTAAGTGACCGCCAAAAAAGCCTGTATACTAGTGGTAGACGAAAGGGGATCGAGTGCGGAATCTCACCTTATCGACAGACCCTCCGGGTAGTGGCGTAGCCCCTCCCCTCTGCGCCGCTGGGGGTGTGGCCGTACTCCATGCGGTCGCACCCTCGCACCTAGCATGACCTGCGCAATCGTCAAATACATCGGTGGCGGTCGGCAACCTAGTCGCACCGACGTTCCGTGGGGAGGGACGACTGCGACCAATGCCGCGCTACTTGCCGCGTTCAGGGGCGATGACGAGTTCCGTATCGAGGCCAAGTTCCGCAAGGAGTTCACGAGTTCGCGGGATACTCTGGGTGCGATCAAGGAACATCTCGACGGTGCGGACATCACGCATGTCGACGACACCACCATCATCGGTATCCTGTTCGAGGCCGGTATCATCCCCGATGTCATGGGGCCGATCGTCCGTTCGCCGGTCAAGGACTACAGCGGTTGGAAGTGTCCGTATGGTCACATGATCGACGAGTTCTACGGCGCACATGTCATACGGCTGGGGTTCGGTGAAGAGAAGGAGTTGCCCGACCGTGTGACGCTGATACGTCACGGCATCGACACGGAGAAGATACGGCCAGTGACCGATACCGAGCGCATACACGTGCTATGGGCCGGAGACTCGACACGGTTCGCGAAGAACTTCCCGGTGTGGGAGCGCATCATCGAGACTCCGTTGCCGGAGCCGTACGAATGGCGCACACTGAGTCGCTATAACGTCGAGGACTATTGGGAAGCACTCAAGACTGCGGCTATCGTCGTCAACACATCACGGTTCGAGTCGTTCTGTTGCGCGATGGCGGAGGCGCGTGCGAGTGGAGTCCCGGTCATCTACCGCGAGTGTCTACATGGGCCGGGCGTGCAGCGTGACGGTGAGTATCAGGTGCAGTATGATGCGAATAGCTACCTGAGTGCGATACTGGGGCTACTCGATGACTCGGGAGAACTAGCGGCTGCGGGCGTGCGTTCGCGGCAGTATGCGGAGGAGAACATGAGCCTGGATGCCATGCGGGAGGATGTGGCGGCAGTGTATCGGGACGTGTTAAAGGAGGAGGAGTGATGAGCGGAATAACGGCGTATGTCGTGACAAAGGGTGAGTATTCGGACTATCGAATCAAGCGGGTGTTCCTGAGCAAGCCGGACGCCGAGAGATATCTAGCAGTCGAGACAGAGAACGGGGCCAAGTACGACTACTGGGTCATGGAGGAGTTCGACATCACAGACCTGGAAGAACCCACCATCCTTTATAAGACAACGTGCCATATAACATCTGGCGAGTCGGCTAAGATATGGTCGTCAAGAGAGGTTATATGGGGGCCGCTTCCAAAAGACCTCAAGCTAGGGCTTGGTCCACTTCATGCCGTGGGCGAGTATGTCTGGGAGCGTGGGCCACAACGATACCCCAACAGGATACACTTTGACGTCACCGAGCTTGACGAGAAGCGGGCCACGAAGATCGCCACAGACATGGCTATCCAGGTTGGTCTGGAGTTCGACGCGACATGGCAGAGGCTCGTCAAGGAGCGCGATGGTTAATATGAAACTACTAGCGTTCATAGTCGGACTCATAGCGGGCTTCCTGTGGATGAGCGCGAGAGCCTAGGACGTGGGCGCAACTGCACACGCGATCAGCAACTATAGTTACCATTTGCAAACCATAGTTACGTTCGATGACAGGAGCAGCCATGAGATCGTTCGTCCGTGAATACTTCGACGACAAGCCGCTGAATGGTCCACGCTCACTCAAGGCATCCATCACGCCTGACTGGTCGGACGCGAACGCGGAGAATCACCTTGCGCTTATCGGTGTGCCGGACGATGCCGAGCGCGTATACGAGATCGGTGCGGGGATAGGTCGGCTATTGTCGCGGCTCAAGGACACGCACATGGTCGCCGGATGCGATGCGTCACCGTCGATGGTGCGCGAACAGATAGACGGCTGCAACATCATCGAGTGCGATGGCGATGGCAGTGTGCCGATCGTGAGACTGCATGACTTCGTATTCTCGATAGTCTGCTTCCAACACATCCCCGATACCGCGACCGTGAAGCGATACATCGCTGAGGCATATGCGATACTGCGGCCTGGCGGGTCATTCGCGTTCCAGGTGCTAGCCGATGACGTGCATCCCGGTCGTGAACTGTGGACATATCACGACTTGGGTGAACTGCTGAAATGTATGGATTCGGTAGGCTTCCTGGATGGCGGTATCGAGATCGTCGGCGTGTGGGCGGTCATACGCGGTGACAAGCCGGAGTAGATACCGTTGCGTGGTAGTATTGTGATGGAGGTGTATATCCATCGGAGCACCGTCACGATACGAACCCAACAACCACCCGCAGCGCGTCTACGAGCTTGCGCTTGCGGGCTATACCAATACGCAGATAGCCAAAGCACTCGGCATATCCCTCACCGCCCTCAAAAACTGGCGTGATGCTAAGTCGAAGCAGTATCAGGCCGATTTCGACCTCGCATACACTCAGGGCCGCGATGACATGCTCGACAACATGGAGCCGTCGTGTTATCGCATGGCAACCGGCTACGAGTACGAGGAGTCCGAGGAACGGTACAAGGCCGTAGTCGATAAGGACAAGAATCCCGTCTACGGTGACGATGGCGAGCCGCTGTTCGTCCTCACGGGCAAGGTCGTCAAGAAGCGGTGGCAGGCTGGGAACATGGCTGCGATGGCGTTCGCGCTATGCAACCGCAGGCCCGAGCAGTGGAAGCATGTAAACAGCATCAAGGATAGTGCGCTGAGGGATGCCATCGTTCGGATCATTGATGACGTCTAAGCAATCAACTGTCGACATCCGGCTCGGTGACATCCTCGCACCATCATTCCATGACGTACATCGCGCCATTAAGAATCACGAATACATCCACTATTGGCTCAAGGGCGGGCGCGGTTCTACGAAGTCTAGCTTCGCGGCGATCGAAGTCATATTGTCGCTGATGCGTGACCCGGATATCAACGCGGTGGTTCTGCGTAAGGTCGGCAACACCATGCGCGATTCCGTATACGCTCAGATAATGTGGGCCGTCGACATACTCGGAGCGTCAGCAGACTTCCACGGTCGTCTGAATCCGATGGAGATAATCTACCGTCCGACGGGTCAGCGCATCCTGTTCCGTGGTGCCGACAAGCCCGAGAAGTTGAAGTCACTCAAGACGCAGACCGGCTATATCGGCGTTGTGTGGGTCGAAGAACTCGATCAGTTCTACGGCATGTCCGAGATACGGAACATCCTGCAATCGCTTATGCGCGGCGGCGAACACTTCACGGTCATGTACAGCTACAACCCCCCGAAGTCGCGTGATTCGTGGGCAAACAAGGAGTCGATGCACGGGCGTGATGACAGGCTCGTTCACACGTCAACATACCTCGAAGTCCCGCGCAAGTGGCTCGGTGAGACGTTCATAGCCGAGGCCGAGGAGTTGAAGTCACACAAGCCGGATGCGTACGCGCATGAATACATGGGCGACGTGACCGGGACCGGCGGGGCAGTGTTCGAGAACCTTACCATACGCGAGATAACGGACGAGGAGGTGTCGCAGTTCGACCGCATCCACAACGGAGTCGACTGGGGATACTTCCCCGATCCGTGGGTGTTCGGACGGATGCACTTCGACGCAGGACGAAAGACGCTGTACCTGTTCGATGAGGCCGCTACTGTGCGGATGGGCAATACGGAGACTGCAAATATCGTCAAGGAACACTTGACGTATGTGGGCACCCAGCCGAACTACAAAGCCGGCACACCGAAACCGTCATACCATCGTGAACTCGTCATATGCGACAGCGCGGAACCGAAGTCGATAGCCGACTATCGCAGACTGGACGTGGATGCGAGGCCAGCGCGTAAGGGTCCGGGGTCGGTCGAGCATGGCATGAAGTGGTTACAGTCGCTAGATGAGATAGTTGTAGACCCGAAGCGTTGCCCGTTAGCGTCGCAAGAGTTCAGCCTGTACGAGTATGAGCGCAATCGTGAGGGTGAGTATGTCAGCGGCTTCCCCGACTCGAACAACCACTGGATCGACCTATGCCGCTACGCCATGTCACCGGCGATTCGGCGAGTGTAAGGTGATATTCTATCGGTAGTATGCGCGGTCACGGAAGGAAGGTCGCATCATGGCGACAGCCACCATCGAGCAAGTCGTAAAAGCTATCGGCGCACCGAAGGCTGCGACCGACTGGAACGATAACCTGACGCGATGGGATGACTTGTATGCGTGCAAGCGCCTAGAGACATCGCTTGAGCTTATCGACGGTACGCACAAACGTCGTCGTCGGTCCCTGGGGATGGCGAAGCGCGTCTGTGAGGATTGGGCATCGCTACTGTGGACCGAGGCCGCTGGCGTGTCCGTACCCGAGGATGCCACCGCTGAGGCTGACTGGTTGAAGCTGATATTCGACAGACGTTTCGCGGTCGACTTCTCGGCACATCTCGAACGCTCATTTGCACTCGGAACAGGTGCGGTCGAGGTGCTTATCGACGGCCTGACCGTGAATGAGGCCGGAGTCATCCAGCCGACGTCCACCGTCACCGTGAGATTCGGGTATAACCAGGCATCGTCCATCATCCCGCTCTCGTGGCACGGTGACACCATCAACGAAGTCGCGTTCGTGTCGTGGGGCGATGACTATATCAGCGTCCGTGAACATCGACTTGAGGGTACGACTCGCGTCATCCGCAATAAGCGATTCAAGGTTCAGGGTACGGATGCGGCGTTAGCCCCGGTCGATCTGCCGGAAGGTGTGGCGGAAGAGATACGGCTACCGGACGCGCCGCCGCTGTTCGCCATGAGCCGCCCCGAGATAGTCAACAACCTCGATTCCGAGAGTCCGTTCGGCGTGTCGGTGTTTGCGAACGCGGAGGATCACCTTGACGCGGTGGATACCGTATTCGACAACTTCGCCGAGGACTTCTTCCTGGGCGGCAAGATGGTGTTCCTGGCCGATACGCTGCTGCGTAAGGCGTCTGGCACCGACAAGATAATCCCGCCGCAGAAGGACAGGGCGAATCTGTTCGTTGCGCTTGAGTCCTCAACCGGCGATGAGACGATGAAGACAGGCATCTATGAGCATAATCCGTCGCTACGAGCCGAAGAGAACCTGAACGGACTCAACGGCGCACTCGGATTGCTTGCGGCTGCGACTGGTTTCGGTGAGAGTCGATATCACTACAACGAGGGACAAGTCAAGACCGCCGCTGAGATCGTTTCGCAGAACTCGGACCTATTCCGCAACCGTCGCCGCCATCTGCTTGGCGTGTTCTCCACCGTCGAAGCATTGTCGCTCGCGGTGCTGTGGGTAGCACGTAACCTGGTCGGCCTCATGGTCGATCCCGATACGAATGTCACGGTCCATGCGGATGACAGCGTGATTGAGGACGACGGCACCCGCATCGCTCGAGGGATCGCTAAGGTGCAGGCCGGTGTGATGAGTGTCGAACGATACCTCATCGAATACGAGGGCATGACGCCTGAGGATGCTGCGGAGGAGGCGGCGAAACTCACTCCGACGATGCCGCCGATGTTCTAGATGCTCACGCCGGATGAAGTCGAACGGATAGCAGACGCAACGCTCAAGGCGTTCACGCTGCTAGAGTCCGGCCTACGTTCGGATGCGGCTGTGGCGTTGACCGACCCGCTGCATGTCGATCGTGCCAACCTTCTCGACAAGTTGACTCGTACCGCACACGCTAACGCCGGTGCTATCGAGCAGTCCGTGATAGACGCTATGACCGATGCCGCACACACATCGCTCCTCACAGACGAGCAGATATACGGTGCCGCACGCACCGCCGGACTCGTACGCGAATACGTACCGCTCGCACAGTCGGTCACGCTAGACCAAGTGCTGCGTGATGGCATAGCGACCGCCACGAACATGACGAACATCGTCGGCACGTCTGCGGTACAGGCTGTCAATGCGGAGTTCACTGCGGCACTCGACAAGGCGTTGATATCGACCGTCACCGGGTCGCAGTCGATGGATGCAGCCATCCGTGAGGCCGTCAAGTCGATCGCTACCAAACAGACTGATGTGACATACGTCACATCCGATGGCGTGCTCGTCAAGCAGAACATCTATTCTGCCGTTCGTCGGGCCGTAGTGACCGCTAGTAATCAGACGACGTTACGGATGCAGGAAGCGCGTCTGGGTGAGGTCGGAGCAAACTATGTCGAGGTCACGGCACACGCTGGAGCGAGGCCCGAGCACGCAGCATGGCAGGGGCAAGTCTATCTGTTCAGCGACCTTGGAGAAGCGACCGGATATGGGTCCGGCGACGGGCTAGGAGGCTGGAACTGCGTTGTCGGAGATACGCTAGTCTCTGGACCGCCGCCTTGTACCGCGTACAGGCGTGAGTATTCCGGCGAACTCGTCATCCTCACGACCGCCAGCGGTAAGAAACTCACCGTCACCCCTAATCACCCAATACTTACCACGGAGGGATGGGTCGCTGCTGGCCTTCTCGACGAGGGAAGCTATGTAATCTGCCGCAGCACCAACAACGGGACATCTTACACCAGCCCACACGACAACGAGAACCCAACCAGAATCGAGGACGTATTTAGTGCGCTCGCGGTACGCGGCGATGTCCTGCGGTTTCCGATGTCGTCCACAGACTTCCACGGCGACGGGACCGACGGCGAAGTCGAGATTGTACTTGCCAATAGCCTTCTGGATGATGGGGTCGAGTCCTCTGTATCTGAGCAAACCACACAAGGCGGCCTCGGAGTCACTACCGAATCTTGCAGTACGCTCTCTGCCAATCGCCCTCTTGCACAGGTCGGCGTTGGTGCGTTTCGTTCCCCTAACGGCATCATGGGCGGGCTTCGTGAGCGCATCACGTTCTTCCTGAGTCATGCGAGAGAGTCTTGTGCGCAACGCCTCGGATCGGTTAACGGCGGTCGGATAGCCCAGCCCAGCGAGCCGATTTCCGATAGTGGCGGCCCCGACTCCAAGTCGCCTAGCGATAGCCTTCTTAGTAACGCCGCTCTCGTAGAGCCTGACAATCTCGTCCTCATCAAGCGGAAGTGGATAGTTGCCAACCTTGCCACGCGGAAAGCCGAGCCTGACGAAGTGATTGCTGATAGCGTGGCTTCCGCATCCGAAGTGTTCTCCAAGCTGCGCGTGGGTAAGCCCGGTGGCCCTAAGCCTGAGAAGCTCGTCGGTATCGATAGGGAATGGCGATCTACCCATGTTTACAACCTCCGCACAATAGATAACTGGTATTACGCTGGGGATATCGTAACACATAACTGCCGACATTCGTGGATGCCCTTCTTCCCAGGGATCATGGAACAGACTGACCATAGTTACCTCGACGGCCGCGACTCCGAACTCGACTACGAACTCAGTCAGCGGCAACGACTCGCCGAGCGCAACATCCGCGAATATCAAGGCCGCGCCAATGCCTACTCCGCCGCTGCTCGCGCAAGTGGCGATGCTACGCTCAAGGCTGAGGCTGCGAGGAATAGTGCGCTTGCTACCAAATGGCGGTCAGAGGCAGATAGGGTGTCGATAGCGCGTGGTGGTGCGCGTAGACGTGCGCGTGAAGCTGCCACACCGACGTTCAAGTAAGGAGTGTGATGGTCATGTCTGACGATATCGATTGGGATGACACCGCTGACCCTGACGATTCCGGCGACGAGGAATACGGTCAGTCCGTGCAGGAGCTTGTGCGGATGCGGATTGCTGGCGAGGACGCGAGCGGGAACAAGGTCTATCCGCCAGCGCAAGTGTTCGGTGACAAGGATGGAACACCGACGGTGCTGTTGTTCGATCCGACTAGCGGCGTGCTGTTGGTGGATGCAAGCGGAACCACAGTTCCCGTGGATGCGAGTGGTGCCACGGTTCCTGTAGCCGAAACAGACAAGACCGGCTACGAAGTCAATCTTGTAGCGAGTTCGCTCCTGGAGCTGGACAACTACGGCGGTCTGTACGTCGTCAGGACTGACGGCTACCAACTTCATATGGGCAACTACTTCAACACTTGACACCTGTTCACTGGCGTAGCGAAAGACGCTTACGTTTACATACTCGTCCGTGTGACGAGTGGACATGAATGGCATTTGACACCGAAGCTAGTGGTGGACGGCAAGGCCGTGATGACCGTCTACGACGGCCCGGAGACATCGGCTGACGGGACGTCGATAACGCTCAAAAACCGCAACCGTGGAGCGGCTAACCTGACGACCACAGACGCGCTTGTATTCCACACACCGACCGTCACCACGAACGGTACGGAGTTCTGCAAGACGTACGTTCCGGCCGGAGAGAAGAACGCCGCAGTCGGTGGCGAGGATGAAGCCGCGAACAGGATGATATTCGACGCTGGCGACTACCTCTTTGCCGCACAGAATCTCAAGGACGATGCCGGAGACATCTTCATACGGCTGTCTGGTCACGTCATAGAGACACCGTAGAGCTGCAATGTTTCAGTAGGAATCCCATTTTGGGATTCTGACTGCAACATTTTAGTAGACGAAAACACTTGCTGCAATGTGCAATCGGACACGTTTCGGGTGATATGCTAAGGATGGTCTACGGCAGACCACTAAAGCCGTGCGCGTCGTCGTGGTGGGAGCAGCCCACCTTGAATCAAAGCTATCGACGCGGTAGGCAGGCAGAAAGGAATAGTCATGGATTGGGCCAAGCTGTTCGACGGCAAAGAGCACATGACGCTCGATGAGTTCAAGGCTGCGCTCGACAAGAGTGGTGCCAAACTCGCCGACCTGAACGATGGCGAGTATGTCGGTAAGGCGAAGTTCGACGACCAGGTGAAGCGTCACAAGAAAGCCCTGGGTGATGTGACGGCAGAACGCGACAAGCTCAAGAAGGCGGTCGACGAAGCCGACACGGACGACGGCGACGAACTGGCGAAGCAGCTCAAGGACATGCAAGACAAGCTCGATGCCACGGCCAAGGACATCGAAGCGGAGAAGGCCAAGTCGCTAAGGCTAGAACGCGAGAAGGTCGTATCCGCGAAGGTGAAGGATGCCCGATTCGCCAGACTTGCGATGATAGATGCTGTCGCGGGGATGGACGATGACAAAGACTTCGAGATATCGCTTGAGGATGTGTTGAAGGCGAATCCCGATTATGCCCCCGCCGAAGACGATGATGACGACGAGCCTGTACCGACTGTCAGGACCGGCGATCCCGTGAAGGGTAAGCCGAAGCAGCAGGAGAAGATGCTGGACAGTTTCGCGGAGACTCTCGGAGTCGAAGCAGACGACGAGTAAGGAGACTTAGATGGCTAACAACATCGGCCGTGCGAGCAAGTATATCAAGCTGCTCGACAAGGTGTACAAAAGGGGTTCGCTCACGTCCGTGTTGGACGTAGCGCCCGCTCTCGTGAAGGCTGCGGAGGAGGCTGGTACGTTCTACGTCCAGACACTCGCTCTTGTCGGTCTTGGCGACTACAGCAAGACCAATGGTCCGCCCGCCGGTGACGTGACTGCCGCATGGGTAGCACACACCTACGACGAGGATCGCGGACGTAAGTTCACCGTGGACGCTGCTAACGATCTTGAGGCCATGGGCGTGTTCGGGAACATCGCCGGAGAGTTCTTGCGCCGGTATGTCACCCCCGAGATCGACGCTTATCGTATGGCGACGATCGCTACTGCGGCTGGTACGGATGTCGCCGCAGATTTGTCGACGGCTGCTGACTGGGTATCGGCACTCAACACCGGCATGAACACGCTGGATGAGGCCGAGGTTCCCGACGGTAACAAGGTGCTATTCATTACCCCGACGGGTTCGCGCCTTATCCGTAATGCGGCCACGACTGCGGCCACCACGGACGCTCTCGACCGTTGCCAGGTAGTCGAGATCCCGCAGGCCAGGTTCTACACGGCCATCGATCTCAACGCTGGCGCTACTGGTTCGGCTGGTGGATACACCAAGAACTCACTCGCGGAGAATATCAACTTCATGATCATGGACAAGGGTTCATGCTTCGCGGATGCCAAGCACACGAGCATCAAGACCATCACGCCCGAAGTGAACCAGACTTCGGATTCGTACGTGTATCACTATCGCATCTACCATGATGCGTTCGTGTACGGCCAGAGGGTAGACGGAATCTACGTTCACACTTCTGCCGAAGTCAGCTAGACAGAGTTGACCGAAGTGAGTAGGGGGGTGGCACTCGATATGAGTGTCGCCCCCGACCATTACGAGTCCCAGGAGGCCACATGGTTGAGGGGAAGCGCACCATCGGGCGCGTGAAGCACCGGATGATCCTTGAGAATCACAAACGTAATCGGGCGGCAACCGATCCGGACGAGTCTCCGAAAAGATGTCTGTACATGACGAGACTCCCCGAGGGTGGTAGCCGATACAAGTTCCGCCGCATGTTCGAGCGAATCTTCGACCTCGACGTGCAGAGCGGTTCCGTGCGTGCGAACGGTCAGAAGTTCGCCATCGTGTTCGGTGACGTGTATCGGGACTACCAGGTTCCGCTCAAGGCCGGGATACCGTATCTGCTCATCGAACATGACTTGGCGACGATGCGATCTGGTAAGGAATCGGAAGCGGAGCGTGAGATGGTCGAGAACGCCGCCGCGCTCATAGTCACTTCCGAAGGATACCTGCCTCATCTTGCAAAGCGATACACGCTTCCAAAGGCTACTGGTGTTGTGCATCTTCGACCAGTCATGCGCGACCTAGACTTCGAGCCACTACCGAAGTTGGAAGGTCAGCACATCGCATACGCTGGCGGTATCATGTCCGAGAACAAGGCCGATACACCGATGGGATATCGCGTCCTGTTCGAGCCGTTCCAGGCGTTGATAGACGAAGGCTGGACCGTACACATCTATCCGGCTGGCAAATGTACTCCGTACGCTAAGGATTACGAGTCTATTGGGTGCGTGGTACACAAGCAGGTGCCGCCAGGTGCGCTCTACCGCGAGTTGTCGCAGTATCAGGCAGGGTTCCATGGATGGGGCCGCACCGGAGCGCAGGAGTTCGTACATGCCTGTGTTCCTAACAAGTGGTACATGTATCTCGGGGCCGGGATACCGACACTCGGATTCAACGTCGGCGACCGTGTTCCGTATGACGGCAAGTGGGGCTGCGTCCACAAACGTTCGTGGGCGGCCACCACGCGAAGGATATTGAACATGGACATCGACCCGCATACGAGGATCCGGCAAGTAATGGAATCCGACTGGCCGACGTTCATTGAGGTTTCGCAAGCACTACTAGACGCATCGGAGGCAGGAACATGCAAGCAGGGGTGAAGATGACGACTAGTGTTCGCGCCGTTGTCGGATATCCAGACGGCACGAAGTACGACCACGGGATAATCAGCGGCGGCGGCATCAAGGGTAAGCTGTCGCGGCTCAGGGTCCGCATGTTCGGGCCGAGGATAGTGAAGGAGTAACAAATGGCAAGCGATCTTGTAGTCACTGACGGACTTGAGCGTGTAATCGACGCCGTGGATACCGTCACTTGGTACATCCAGAGCGGCATCGGTACGACTGGTGCGGCTGCTGGCGATACCGGGCTAGAGACTATCGGCGGCAGTCCGTCGCCGGAGGAGTCTACCGACACGCAGCCGACCGCCCTCACGCATCGCAAGGTGGCGACGGTGACGTATGCGTCCACGTTGGCTATCACGGAGGTTGCAGTGTTCGACGGCGCGACCGGAAGTGGTACAGACGTGATGCTACAGCGGCACACGTTCGATGCGCTGAACGTCGTATCGGGCATGACAATCACATTCACGATTGACACAACTGCCGCTGCTGCGTAGTAGTGTGCATGAAACACATGCTACAGATAGAGGTGCGCGGACTCTCTCAGTCTGATGCTGAGAGTTTCCGTGACTACCTTGCAGATACGGCAGCACCTCATCCCACATGGGGCGAGAAGTCTTTCTCTGCGTCCCGCGATATTGACGATGAGATAGTCCTGTCTGCCTCGGTACGTTTCGATTCCCCGGTCGGCATGGGCATCTTACGCGGTAAGGCTATTGCTTGGCTTGCCCAGCATCGTGAGGCGTCGGGTCATATCCACTATCACCAATGTCGGCATGACGAGGAGCCACCAACCCCTTGTGTGGACATCGTGAAGGAGTGGGGATAGATGGCCTACACCCTCTCCGATAGTTCCGTCTGGAACAAACGCCACAAGATAGCCAAGTCCACGGACACCTACATCTCCGGCAACCTCACTGACTTCACGCTCCTTGTGAAGATAGACTCGAACGCCCGCTGGAATGACTTCTGGGCGAACGTTGACAGTACCGAAGGCTATGTGCAGTTCACCGACTCCGGTGGCGAGACTGTCCAGAAGTTTGAGATAGAGGACTGGGACACTACCAATACCGAGGCTATCTTCTGGGTGAAGGCATCCTCGGCACTCGCCGCAGCCGATACCGAACTCTACCTCTACTTCGACTATGTATCAGGTGGCTCTGCTCCGTTCGATGACAAAGAGAACGCCTGGGACGCTACACACATAAGCGTCTGGCACATGAACGAGGACAAAGCCGAAGGTGCGTTCGATGATTCGACCTCGAACAACCACGATTTGACGAACTCAGGTACCACAAGCATTGTGGGTGAGGTCGGCAAGGGTCTTGATTTTGATGGCACTGATGACTTTGTTTCTGCCGCCGACCACGCCGACTGGATACTCGGCAACGACTTTGCAATCAGTCTGTGGTGTGACACGACCGATATTAATACCAGCGAAAGAAGTCACCTATTCGCTCAGTTTGATGACACCGACAACTACTGGAGATTCGGGCTATATGACATCCCCTCAAGCCCGGCCTTCTCCGTCACAGTCAAATCTAGCGGGTCGATACTGGTCAATGAAGTTCCGGCCTGGGCCGGATATACGGATGCGGTTCACTATGTTGTGCTGCGGCGAATCTCTACTGACTGGTACGTGTATGTTGATAGTGTGCTTAAGGCCACAATAACGGATAGCGTAGCCGTACCCGATATCGCTGCCGTGGTCATGCTCGGCGCGATAATCCCAGCCGCGCCAGTCGAAGAACTTGATGGGATGCTTGACGAATATCGCGTCCACAGTACATCTCGGACAGTCGAGTGGTTCGACCTCTCATATCACGACATAAACAACGCAGACGACTGGACTACATACCAGACGCTAAGTGCTATGGAGGGCGCACTCGAAAAAGCCGTCACCGCCGGTATCACGCTCGCGGCCTCGCTTGCGCGTTCGGTATCGAAGCCACTCACGGCTGGACTCACACTAGCGGCTGCATCCGCGAAGTCCGTCACACGATCTGTCACGGCTGGACTCACGCTAGCGGCTGCAAAGTCGGTTGCGGTCACTAAGTCGGTGACGGCGGGATTGACATTAGCCGCATCCATATCGCGTGCCGTAGCCAAGTCTGTGACCGCCGGACTCACGTTAGCGGCCACGAGTTCGCGTGCAGCAGCAAAGTCGCTCACGGCGGGCCTGACGCTCTCGGGGACGGTATCTCGCTCGGTCGCGGTCACAAAGACGGCGGGCTTCACGCTAGCGGCATCGGTGGGACGTGCGGTCACGAAACCGCTCACCGCTGGCTTCACACTAGCCGCGACTGCGTATCGTGGATTCAACAAGGCAGTCACGGCGGGACTCACGCTAGCCGCCACCACTGCCATGTCGGTAACCAAGTCCGTATCCGCTGGCTTCACACTTACGGCAGCAGCGATTCGGGGCTTCAATAAGAACGTATCCGCTGGCTTCACACTGGCGGGTACCCAGGCGATGGCGGTCACGAAGTCGCTCGCCGCAGGACTCACGTTAGCAGGCGTAAAGTCAGTGGCGGTAGGAAAGCGCATGTCGGCAGGATTCACACTCGCGGCGTCCACGACCCGTGCAGTCGGCGCATCATTCACCGCAGGATTCACGCTAGCAGCTTCACTCCTGCGTGGTGTCGCCGTCACGCTCACGGCAGGATTCACGCTGCTGGCTAGTTTCACGTCAATCGTACAACGGCGAATCATACGCCCCTTGAGCGGTACAATGGGATCAGGAAGGCCGCGCCGCGTAGACGTGGATACATCGCGTCCGGATGTGGCTGACATGACGTCAAGTCGCCCACGTCGCGGCAAGATAGAATAGCAGGAGGCACCATGACCGAGCGCATATACATAGGTGAAACCGTCACGCTACCGATCGACCTCGACACATCGTTGACCGATAGCGATTACAATCTCTCGGAAATAACCGTCATCTTCCGCATCGCGCCAGTCGGTACGGATGTCGCAGCCGTTCAGGTGACGTGCGATGTCACCGGCGAGACGACTGGGCATGTCGATGTCGACCTAGCGACAGCGGACACGGCAAAACTCGACCCCGGCAAACACTCCTGGCAGCTAATCGACTCCACGAACACTCTAGTTCTAGCTGAGGGTACGATACAGGTCAGTACGATGCTCGCGGCAGTCGGCACACAGACGACGGCTGGCGACCTCGACCTGACGTGGGAACAGTATCAGGACCGTGGCTATGGTCCGATTCCAGAGCGTGACTGGTTGCGATACCGATACGAAGCACAAAGGCTCCTGTATGACGTGACCATCGGCAAGAGCGATGACCCGGCTGACACAATCACGGATGCAACGCGACTTGCTGCGGCGAAGGAGCGTCTGAAAGAGGCTCTATGCCGTTGTGCGGACGTTCTATACTTCGTGATGACCGGCGTATCCAGCGAGAGTTTCCACAGCTACAGCGTGAGTTACGGTGAGCCAAAGACGCGAGCGGATGCGGAAGCACTTGCCATACTGACGCTGAGCAACACCGGCCTATGCTATCGGGGGATTCAACAGTGAGCATCATAGACACATCTGATTACGACGTGACCATCTACGAAGTCACCGGCGAGGACGCGAACGGCAGTGCTATCGAACGCGTAACCACATGGCCGTGTGCGTTCCTGACCGTGACCATGGCCGAGCGCAGAGCCGCAGACGGGCCGACCAGCGCGGATGCGTGTCATATCGTCATAAGCGACTGCGATGCGCTTGACACATACCGTGTCGAATGGGACTTGAAGCCAGGCACGAAGCTGACCATACGCGGCAACAAGTCGACCGTGAATGACCGTGATGTGTTCGTGAACACCGTCGTTGCCGCAGAGAATCCGAGGACGGGCATCCTGAACCATATCGAGGTGGACTGTGGCTAGGCGCGATCCGCTGCGTATAGACGTGGACTGGCACAGGCTAGAACGCGAACTTCTGGACGGTGTGGACAAGGGACAGAAGATACTTGACATGCAGGTGCTCAAGGATACGGAACCGTATGTACCTCGTGACGACGGCAAACTCGTGGGTTCGGGCGTACGCGGAACGAAGATAGGCAGCGGCGAGGTCGTCTATGACTCACCGTATGCGAAGAAGCAATACTACACGATGCGGAACAAGGCGCGTGACGTGCATCCGCTGGCGACTATGCGCTGGTTCGAGTCCGCGAAGAGTACCCGGAAGCAAGTGTGGCTGAGGCTCATCAAGAGGACGGCGGGGCGATGACTGACGCAGAGACATACGCATGGATACGAACGACCGTCAATGCTAGCGGCTCGCTGGTCGATGAGAACGGCGATGCAATAACGGCTGCGCTAGACTATCTCGACAGTGATGCGCCAGCCGCAAGCATCCAGCAACAGGGTGGATCACGTCTGACACGCCGCTACATAAACGGGGGCGGCACCGCTGAACTACCGTTCGCGGTCTTGCTCCGCACTAAGGGGATAGACACGGCTGGTCGCACATCAGCGTTCGCGTCTTTGATGGGGCTAGCGACATATCTAGGCGCACTCGAACGCGACGACCTAGTGAGTGGCATACAGGCCATCCGTGGCGAGGACACACCAACACTGATAGAGCGCGGTGAAGATGGCTCCGAGGTTTGGCGTGCTACTTACATGGTAGAATCAACGCGATCGGGCAACTAGCTCGAGAGCACATAGGAAGGAGTAGTAATGGGCGAAGTCAGACTGGCATATGAGCGTGTCGCCATGCTCAATACCGGAACGTCTGCCGCGCCGACATGGACGATGATGGGTACGGGCTTCAACAGCTTGGACGAGTCATTGAATCCAGACATGTCGGAGAAGCAGTACATCTCGGACGAGAACGCGACAAAGACGCTCACGGCGTATTCGCCAGAGTGGAGCTTCGACTGTGACGTTATCGACGATGACGGTGCGATCGACTTCATACGCGCTATCGCTGTTGCAAATGCCGTCGGTGCCGATGCCGAGGCAGAGATCGTTCTGTACGACCTGTGGGATGTCGACGAGGGCGACGGTACTGTGAGCGCAATCAAGTTCACAGTCATAGTCGCCGTGGATTCGTCAGGTTCGATGACTGGCGGCGAAGAGTTGTCGCTGACCGGCACACTGCACGCATCCGGCGACCCAACCGAAGGCACGTACGACACGAGCGATGATTCATGGACGGACGCCTCGTAGACGAGGCCGAACAGAAGGAGAGCCGATGAGCCACGAGATCAAAACGCTGTCCGATGGTGCGCGTAGCGTCACCGTAGACGGTCACGAGTTTGATGTAGACTTCGATGACGAAGCCGTTATCGAGAACATCCTGATGATGGATGAGCGTATCCGCACCGTGACATGCGACGTAGACAAGACCGACCCGCGTTCGGTATTGGCGATGTTGAAAGACATGCTTTCCGATGCCGTTGAGACTGTCGAACTCGTACTCGGAGAAGGTTCGTATGTTGAGATATTCGGTCGCAAGCGTCCAGTGATGCGAACCATGACGCTCATAGCACTTCTCGCCATCCACGCCGGTGATGTCTACAAGGAGACATACAAAGACTACGTGCCGGGAGATTAGCCGTGGCATCTCCACTCTTGGGTACTAACACGCTACCGACTACGGTTGACGTTGGCGGGATAGAAGTACCGATAGAGTATGACTACCGTGCAGGGATACGCTTCGAGTCGCTGATATTCGACCGGAGCGTTCCAGAGCATCGTAAGGTCGCGCTGGCACTCGGTATCTGGTATCCGCTCGGGCTTAATGGCGCGGACATCGGCAAGGCCATCCATGCGATGCTGGACTTCTATCGGTGCGGCAAGACGGATGTTGACCGTGGCGAGAGTATGAAGCAGCTTTACAGCTACGACGCCGACTACGACACCATATACGCTGGCTTCCTACAGTCGTATGGCATCGACCTATTCGATACCGAGCGTCTGCATTGGTGGAGGTTCCGCGCCATGATGACTGCGTTGCCATCCGATTGTCAGTTCATGCGTGTGGTCGGGTATCGTGGCGCGAAGATCGAACGCGACATGAGCAAGGAACAGAAGGCCCACATCCGCAAGATGAAGGCGATATATGCGCTTCCACACGATAGCGGCTCACATCCCAAGCGACTCAGAAGCCGCGCCGAGTACGAGGAAGCACTAGCAGCCGTTCTTGCGGCTAAGCGTGAGGGGCTACCATGCTAAGGCTCGTATGTCCCGTGTGCGGCAAGCTACTCGGTCTAGCGTCGAACAAGAAGATCGCCGTAGACCTTCGCCTGTGGTGTAGGAGGTGCAAGGCAGAGGTTACTCCGGTGGTAGAATGACTGCATAGACGATACCGACCGTGAGCCTTGAGCCGGTGGTCAGACCAGGAGCATTAGATGGCTCGCTCTGACGGCTCGATAATCATAGACACCAAGATAGTCGACAAGGGATTCCGCTCTGGTATCAGTGGTCTGCGTAGCGGGATTTCTGGACTCGCCAAGTTCACAGCAGTGGGCATGGCCGGGATGATAGCCGGTATTGCAGCCGCCGGTGCCGCGTTCTCCGGTCTTATCAAAGCTGGTGAGGCGTCTGCCAGTGCTAATGCTGGTATCGTCAGCGTTGCAGAGTCAATGGGTACATTCGGCAAGGAAACAGGGGAAGTCACAGATCGAATCATAGACTTTGCCGAAGAACATGCACGACTCACCGGCGTGGAAACCAACACCATCAAGGAGACACAGGCGATACTGCTTACATTCGCCGCACTTGCAGAATCAGCAGATGAGGTCGGCGGTGCGTTTGACAGAACTACGAAGTTGGCCGTGGATATGGCCTCGGCCGGAATGGGCGAAGCGTCCAGTAATGCCATACAGCTAGGAAAGGCGTTGCAAGACCCGATAGGGCAGATGACTGCGCTAAATAGAACTGGCGCACTAACGAAGGACCAGCAGGAGGCGATCTCCGAGGAGTTCAAGCGCACCGGCGATATTGCCACCGCCCAAGAGAGCATACTGGAGGCACTCGAGGCACAGGTTGGTGGACACGCAGAAGCAACTGCCGACGCTAGCGATCAGATCAAAGTAGCCTTTTCACAGTTGACCGAGGGTCTTGGCGAGAAGTTGCTACCGGTGTTCGGAGAAGCTGTTGAGGGACTACTAGGATGGCTTGATGAGATGAGTCCCGCACTCGATATGATCGGCGATGGACTAGCGGCAATCTTCGCCGGTGACGATGCCGGATTCGACCAGCTTGCGGACGGCATAGCAATCATCGGCGAATCACTCGTTGAGGGCATCGGGCGCATATTGCCCGGACTCATCCGTGGGCTATCACAAGTGCTCGTCACGTTGGCGCAGGCGATTCCGCCACTACTCCCGCCGATAGCTGAGGCGCTGATCGGTGGCTTGCTCATCATGGCCGAGGCGTTGCCGGAGATACTTCCTCCACTACTTGATGCGTTGTCGAACATCATAATCTCTGTAGCCGAAGCGTTGCCGGAGATGATTCCGCTGCTGGTCGAAGCGTTGGCCGATATCTTCATAGCGGCAGTGGAGCTATTGCCGACACTATTGCCGCTTCTCGTAGAGGCAATAACTACGCTGCTGACATCGGTGATGGATCAACTGCCGACGATACTGCCGATATTGGCCCTCGCATTGATGGACCTGCTGATTGCGCTTGCTGAGACTCTACCGGAAGCGCAGGTGCAGTTCTTCGAGGCGTTCGCGGTACTGATCGAGGAACTGGCGGAGATGCTGCCCGACCTGTTGCCAGAACTGCTAGAAGGACTCGTCGAACTCATAACGCTGTCTGCGGAAGCGTTGCCGCTCGTGCTTCCGGCCTTCATTGAGGCTATGACTACCATCATGGAGGCTCTTGCCGACGTGCTGCCGGAGATAGTCCCGCCACTGGCCGAGGCCATGGTCGAACTCGCGCCGGTGATGGTCGAATCACTGATGACTGTCATGGATGAACTCATCTTAGCCGTCATAGAAACCGCACCGGACTTCATAGCGGCAGCAGTAACGCTGGTCGCGGCCATCACCCAAACATTTGCCGAGCAGATAGTCGGTGCTGGTGCGTCACTAGTAACGGGGCTTTGGGAGGGCATAGACGAGAAGCGGCAGTGGCTTGAGGACAAGGTTCGCGGATTCGCCGGAGGCGTCGTTGGCGGCATCAAGGATTTTCTCGGGATACATTCACCGTCGAAGTTGCTTGAGCGCGAGGTTGGCGTGAATATGGCACTCGGTATCGGTGCCGGACTAGATAGCAAGCTGAATGGCATCATGCGCGGAATAAGTGCGACAGTGAGCGGCGAGGTAACTCGATTCTCTGGCGCGTTGGCTGGCGGCGGAGGTATGTCCGGTGCCGTCTCCATATCCGTCGATGCTCGCGGAGCAACAGACCCGTCGGCTGTACGCGCACAGGCACAGCTTGGCGTAGAGGAAGCACTGTCGCGCATCGTTGGTTCAGCGCGACTCAAGGCTCGTATGATAGGAGATGCGTAGATGCCGTATCTGGCGATCCATACAGATGTTGACCAGTTGCAACTTGGAACGGGCTGGACAACTTATCGGGCGCATGACATACGCCTACCTGCTCCGCGCTATCGAACCGATGCTGAGATGGCACTGCGGTGGGGCGCAGAAGTCACTGGTCGCAGCCACGAACTCGCAGAGCGATATATCCCGCTCGACATCATGGCGGATGATGAGGAGGCTGCTGAGACTGCGCTTATCGCGCTACAAAATGCGGTCAGTCAGCACCGCGCACGGATTGTGTGGCAATCCGCGTCAGATCGTCCGATGATATACACGACGATCCGTGTTGCCCACCTATCCGAGCCACGGCATAGCCAACTTCGCGCAGACGGGAAGATATCCGTAGTCCTTGAGTGCCTGACCGACTCATGTTGGACGGATACCGAGGGTATTGACCACGCACCTCTCGGATTCACGCTCCCGCATGTCATGGAGCTTGTATCGACGAAGGGTGATCTACCAGCGCGGGCGCGGATAAAGTTCACGACGAGTTCAGCAAACACGCTGCTGGGACTTGGCATCGAGCTTGACCCAGCCGACGACTATGATGCGATCGACACATATACGCCAAGTGCTGAGACTTTGACGAGTGACTATGCGTCGATAATCACGCCTGCGACCTTCGATGCAAACGCGAATCGCGGACCATGCGTATTGGTGACTGAGTTCGCAACCAACGCTGTCGCTCCGTCGAATACGCGAGTTCGAGCAGTCGGAACGGTTACTGGTAGCGGCGTGTCAGACGTATCCGAGGCCGAATTCGATTCGATTGCCGCGGCCGCGGCCGGTCCAGTGTGGTTAGCGTTGCCGTCTACTGTGTACATGCCACCTGGCGGTACGCCTGGCGTTGATATGTCTAGTGGGTATGGCTCCGAGGGCGACAGGATAGACTCATCGACTGGTGTGACCCAATCCCCGATACTCGATGGGTTCTATCAGACGTTTGAGACAGCGACCTTGTTTAGGCACACGTCTTGCATCTTGAAGTTCAAGGAGTCTGGCGTGGTTCCACGTCAGGTAAAGGTCGAGTTACGAAACGTGTCCGGCGGGAGTCCGGGCAGTACCGTCTATGCCTCGGCCACTGAGACGGTTAGTGCGACCTTCGACGGTGAAGTGACGTTCACATACGACTCGCCATATGTGTTGCCAGCCGGGACGTATGCGATATGCGCAACATTAGAAGATGCCACGGATAACACGACGCTGTTTGTGTACTGCGACACCTACGCTGGATATGCTGACGGAGCTGGTGGGATTATCGACGGTGGATATTTCGCTGGCGCGTGGATGCCATATGCGGAGTTGGTGTCGCATAGGAGTGGTGCCAGCCTGACACCGACCATAAACTGGTATCCCGATCCCGAGCTGGCGCATACCGAGGGGCAGACGTTCACCCTCACCGAGAAGAGCCGCATCGATAGCGTGATAATCAAGAGCGACGGGACCGGATCAGCAAAAATCCAGCTCGAAGTGTGGTCGGGCGGAACGCCTGGGGCTGGTTCGGAACTGGTCAGAGGCGTTGCCGAGACTCAGGCTGCGGCGGAGGCGGAGGCATCATTTGCGCTTACCGGCATGGACGCCGGTCAATACTGGCTACACATGAATGCGGCAGGGCCAGCACCGGCTGGGAAAATCTACTACAACCCGTCTGGCACATATGATGGCGGAGATCGCTACATCTGTGACGCTGGCTCATGGACGGTAAAGACTGGCGAAGATCTATTCTTTGCGGTCAGCGGCTATGAGATCGACAAGACTGTCGACTTCTACTTCAAGATACGTGGAGAACTTCCCCTCGGATTCGACGCCACCATCGACATCGAGGCCAAGTGTTCCGAGTCGTCCAAGACCGGCACCGTGAGCGAGGTCGTGCGCGTTCCCGCATCACACTTTGCGGTGGTCATACCGGCAAGCTACGATGTTAGCGACGGATTCCTGATAGATGCTGTTGACCCACTGGTACCACCGGCTGCGTATTCTACGACATCTACCACCGGCACCGCTGGACCGGCATTATCTCCGTCGGTGTGGCATGGCATCCCCGCGATATGGCCCGGAACGAACAGGTTAGTGCTCTTCGGGAATGGGACATCTAAGATACAGATCACATACTATCCCTGCTATAGCCACGCCGCAGCAGGAGAACTCTAGTGGAGTGCTCCGTATTCATAGACCCACCCGGACGCGACAAACAAGAGTTGATGCTTACCGATGAGCCGCAGTATTCCGAGTCGCCATCTGGTGCCACGACAGCATCCATACCATGTCGGCTTCCGTTGCGTGACCGTGACCGGCTGATAGACGCCGCCGTTGAGATATATCCTCCGCGTGGTGTCCCGTGGCTGGGACGTGTCGCGTATGTGCATCAAGACGGCGATATCGGCACGTTGGAGTGCGTCGGGAAAGGATACGACTTATCGCGTGTGGTGGCCGGACCATTATGGTACTGCCACACGAAGACGGACGACTGGGTTCCGTGCGAATCAAACCAGATGAACAACGACATCACTACCGTTATCGCCGGTGGCACACTGCGCTTCAATGTGAGTTCCGGCATAGCGATCCCGGCTCTGGGGAGAAACCAGTTCTACATCGTCATACCGGAGACTGGTGCTAGTCGCATAACGTTCTCGTGGTATCGACCAAATGGCAAATACCGACTCCGGCTCTATGCTGGAACGTATGCGGTACAGTCTGCTAGCGGCGCACCAGAAACGGGTTCGTCTATCGAGTGGTCTGAGGCCGAGACTGCGAGCGGCTCACCGGATGGGGGTGCTACTGATGTTAACATCACCGGCACAGTACACAACCTGCTGCTGTTCGATGTGACTTGCGTCGACGGATACACGCCGTCTGCGGACGAGAGTGTGTACTTCTATGACATCGCGATATACGGCGTTGGCGGCGTGACTACCGTGACCGCCCCTAACGTCATAAACCATGTATGTGACTTGCTGCCGTCATGGATACTTCCGTCTGGTGACGAATATCGGGCGTGGATAGATGCGGGTGATACGACCGAGATCGAACCGCTCGTATTCGATACGGTCGCAACCGCCGCATCCGTGTTCGAGGAGTTGAAGCAATACCGTGACTACGAGCTTGGTATGCGTCCGCACATGGTCGATGGCGTGTATATCGACGTTCTAGATTACGAAGAGCGTGATGATACGCCGTCGTATCAGGTATTCATGGACTCAGGCTGCGTGAGTGGACGTGTGGGCGGAGATGGTATCGCTTCGATGGCAGACTCTGTACGAGTGCCATACGAAGGCGAGACGGGCGCCGAATACGTCGATGTATCAGACACCAGTGATGACAACTATCTCGTCACCATCGACCAGGGCAAGCAAGATATCATGCCGCGCATCGCTACTGCGTCGAGTGCGACCGCGACATTGAAGGGCGAGAAGTATCTTGCGCTGAGTCGGAAAGAGCAGGTGTCCGGCTCACTCCTAATAGATGGGCCGATAGTCGATTTACAACATGCCGAGGTGCTTCCATGCGAGATACATGCGGGTAAGTATATCCGCGTCCACGGCACGCCATTGGGCACGATAGATGCGCGAATCACGGACGTTATCAAGCAGGGTGGATATAGTGCTGCAATCGCGCTAGACAACACTCCGACAAGTTTGGATGTAGAACTAGCTATACTAAGAAAGAGACAGACGTAGGAGGTCACATGCCAGTCGATGCGCCACGAGGAAACGGTGACGTAGTTCACACACGAGAACTATTCGAGATGGAGCGTCGGCTGAAAGCACACACTGACATGTGCTTTGACAAGCTAGATGAGAAGTACGTCTTACGTGCGGCGTGTAGGGAGCGACACAAGGATGATGACGCGTTGAGCAAGAAGGTCGATGGACTTATGTGGCGTGCTGCGTTGGGTGCGGGTGGAGTCGCTTCAATACCGCTCATCCTAGGAATCCTCATCTATCTAAGTGCGCCGCCGCTATGACGTGTGAGATTTGCGGGACCGAAACCGACGACGAGACATGTCCGACGTGTGGAACACCTACGTGTAAGAGTTGAGGGTAGGTGCGCGGCTAGTTAGCTGCATGTAATACTGTCCACCGAGAGGGGACGATGTGCGACTGGTAGAGCGTCGAATCAAATGTGCATCACGCACAGACGGCTTCACTCTCTACAACCTGTCGGATATACACAGAGGCGCGAGAGCGCACGACGAGAAGATGCTTCTGCGGGACGTGGCAATCATCCGTGACGACCCCAACGCGCTCTGGGCGAGTCCTGGTGACTTCATAGATGGCATCCTGCCGGGTGATAAGCGGTGGCGTGCTTGTGAGACTTCCAAGAAGAACCTGCTTGACCCCGAGAACTATCTACGTGGCGAGACTAACGACCTCTGCGAGATACTTGGGCCGATAGCTGACAAGTGCATCGGTATCGTGCGCGGCAACCACGAGAACACGATAGCCAAGCGTTACTACTACTCCGTATGTGATGCACTCCAAGACCGTATCGGATTACCGTATCTGGGCGGCAAGGGATTCATACGCCTGGTGTTCACGCGAGGTCGAGCGTCCAACGTGTTCACCGTACACCTCGCACACGGAACCGGCGGTGGTACATCCCCGACCGCTTCGCTCAATATGCTATCCAAGCAGATGCTACGCTTCGGCTCTGACATAACGCTCATGGGGCACACTCACGCTAAGGCCGTGTGGACTCCAGAGTTCATGGACGTGTCGAGGCGCGAGAGCCTGAAAACGATACGCAACAAGCGCGTCGGCACCGTCGCAGGAAGCTACCTGTTGGGATTCGCAGACGGTGAAGATACGTATGCCGACGATGCTGGCTTCCAGCCGACCGATCAGGGAATGACGAGGGTACACATCCGACCGTGGGTGCAACACGACCCATCGAAGATACTCACATGTAGCCTGTAAGGAGTATGTTAATGCCTATCATCCTCACACATCCAAAGACCGGCAGCGAGTTCTGGCTTGACCGCGAATACGAATACTCGAATGTGTACAACGGCGGTCGACGCATGGACCCGAAACAGCGCGTAGCGATAGTCGTACATCACACAGCGGGATCGACCGCTGGCGACTTGCGTGTGCTATCCGGCTACACGGCCGCACACGTATCCGTCAAGTATCTGGTCGCGGACCCGTCTGATGGCGATTATCGTGACAAGGATGGGCGACTCACTATCTGGCAACTGTTACCGGATGACATCATAGGCTGGTCGATCGGTAACTCGACCGGCGAATGGTCACACATCCGTAACTGGAACTCGGATAGTATCGAGATATCGAACCTCGGGAATGGTGCGGACGTGTTCGAGGAGGACCAGCGCGAAGCCGTAGAAACGCTTATCGCATATGAGGAGAACAGGCTCGGACAGGAGTTGCTTGTGCTGGGGCATCGGGAAACGTCACCTGGTCGGAAGCCGGACCCGCATCGTGACTTCCGACTAGATGAGGTGAAGGACTTTGCTGAGTGGCATCATGTTGGAATGGATACGGAGGACGGAGGTGACGCGGTGACAGATGACAGACGATTCGATGCGCTCATGCTTCACTACGACCCAGACGCAAAGAATGCCGAGGAGATACGGACGGAGTTCAAGCGGCTCGGGCTAAAGTTTGAGAAGGCGGTCGGTAGGCAGATCACACGCAAGGACAGTTGGCTTTATTGGGAAAAGGTCGAATAGGAGGTTGGAGTGATGGGAAACAGAATCCGTTGGGCAACCAAGCAGATTCTTCCGCTGTCGTATGTATCTGAATACGGCGTCGAGGGCGAACGTCGTTTGTCCATATGGCGCATGTGGATGGGGAGATGCTTCAACGTGCGCGAGTATACGCTGAAGGGATGATGGATATGAATTGGAAGAACATCGCGGAACGTGCCGCGTGGACATTCGTTCAAGGCGCGTTGTCGGTAGTGGCGTTGGAAATGCTCGCGTCCGGTGACGTGAACGCACTCAAAGCCGCTGCGATAGGCGGAGTGGCAGCGTTACTGTCACTCGTCAAGACTATTGCTCAGGAGAAGTTGGCGGCTTAGTACTGTCGGCAGGTCCGAATACGAAGAGTAAAACGCCCCCGGTCAATCGGCCAGGGGCGTTTCCTCATGCTCATCATGTGTGGACCGCAGACGACTACCGCAAATATTCCTCCTCCCATGTTGCAATCTACAATGATTAGGATATAATCATGGCAGAGGGTATGTCAAACAGGAGGGATGGGGACGACGTGGCGAAGTACAAGGTGACCGGATGGGCCAAACTGCCGTTTGTCCAATACGCGAATAAGCGCGGGGATATGTTCGAGGCGGTCGTGGAAGCGGCTTCGCCGGAACGGGCGAAGGCAGATGTATACACCGACCTTGAACATTACCGGCTCTCTTGGGAATCGGTTGAATGTTTAGATGGTGGCGTGACATGACCATGACCAAACTCGCACTCGCAGCCGCGTCAGGCGACCGTTACGCATACGGCGTGCTGTACGCGCCGGAGTTCGTACCCACAGACGCGGAGTGGGTTGGACATGCACGACGCCGATTGCGACCATGTACGGGACCGATGGGATGCGCGAGAGAGTTCCCAGATGCGTGTCCGACGTGTGAACGACGCAATATCAGGCTATCCATGGAGGCAACATGAAGCGTTCGATAACCATGCTCGTATGCGCGGCCATGTTAGCAGCACTAGCCGTGTACGCGGTCGAGGTGCGGGACACATTTATTACCGAACGACAGGCCGAATACGACACCCTCAAGCTCGAACTCCAGTCTGAGATCGACGCATTAGCCGCTGACAATGCGCGGATGGAGTCGTTGCTTGACATGCACTCGGAGGAGATGTCGGCGACGATAGCGCAGACGGCAGCGGTGATAGATGCGATCGAGGCGACGGGCAAGTATTACGTCGAGATTGCGGGCGAGGATGTGAGTCTCACGTCGAGGGGATCGGCGAGAACGACGCGTGATGTCCCGGCCAACGATGTGACTGCGGCGATTCGTGCGGCCTGCCCCGAGTACACCTGGTCAGACGATGCGAACATGAACGCGGCTGTGTGGATATGTGATGCTGAGTCGGACTCCCGCGTGGGCATACCGTGTGCGGATCCAAACAGTAGCGCGATGGGACTCGGACAACTCACGCTAGGCAACCGCACGAAATATGGAGTCGTCAACGGCGATATGATGAGTGAGATACACGGGATGCTCAGCTACATCCGTGACAGGTACGGAAGTCCGGTGAACGCGTGGGCGTTCTGGCTCATTAACGAGTGGTACTAGCCCTAACCACGACGGAAACGTAGTTAGGTTTAGCGAAGGAGGGGAACGAGATACCACAAAAACGGGACGATAGTACCGGAAAAGGAGGGGATGATGGACTCACTACCAGAAGGCGCGAAGGTGTGTGAAGCGTGTGGCGGAGAACCAGAAGGCGCGGGTGGCTTTGACCGGAACGGTTCTCATAACGCAGGACACCTGGTCGAGTATGATTGCCCCGCCTGCAACGGTTACGGTCACGTATGTGCCGTATGCGGTGGGAGCGTGGAGGAGCCGAAAACCAAGCGACACGGTATTGGTGATGGCTGGGTCACGTTTGAATGTGACTCCAAGTACCACGACAGGAGGGGATGATGGACGAGCGAATGAGTGACGATAAGGTGGAGCATTTCCTACGCCAACTAGCTCTGGAACGGTTTAATAACGAGCCGCCCTATCTGTTTCACAACCAACGAACGCTATGGTTGTTGGACGCTCTTGATGCCGAACGCGCACACGTCAAGAAGCTAGAGCGCATGGTGGATGTGCTGGAAGATGAACACAAAAATGGGTGTCGCACGGTTCGCTTCATCGGCTTCGATGGCAGCTACAACGAGTACCCAATAAAGACACTTTTGGGGTTGTCCGAACAGAAAACCGAGGAGGGATGATGGCGAAACTTGAAGGCGCGTCCATATCAGACTGCCGGAGTGACTTCGGGAGGATGATGGAGGACATCGACCACTGTGGCGACTGCCCCCTACTTGATGAATGTATAGTGACCCCACTTGACGAGGTGCATTTCCGAAATACCCAGCTCGACTACTTCTATGACAAGCACTTCAGGCCGCTGCACGAGTGTATTGGGAGGGCACTGGAGGAAGACAAGTAAATGTATTGGTTCAGCACATGGATGATGGGCCAGATTTGATCATTGACTGGTGCGAAGGAATGCCTGGATGTACTAGCCGTAGTCCTAATCATGACAGAAACGTAGTTAGGCTTAGTAAAGGCAGAGAACGAGATACCACAAAAATGGGACGATAGTACCGGAAAAGGAGGGGATGATGGACGAGCGAGTACAGTTCGTGATGAACGTCTGTGAGGCTCACGACGACCGACACCGTAACGCACCCGA